GCTCTTTCCCTATTCTGACACTTGACAAAGACCTAAGAGAGTTCATAAAACCAAACAATGATGTGTTCCTGGAGATTGATTTCAATGCTGCCGAGCTTAGAACGTTGTTGGCCCTAACAAATCTAGAGCAGCCAGATGAGGACATTCACGAGTGGAACATCAAGAATGTTTTCGGAGGAACACCCACCAGAGACGAGGCCAAGAAAAGAGTTTTCTCTTGGTTGTATAATCCAGCTTCAAAAGACCATCTTCTGAATCGTACTTACGACAGAGATCATATAAAAGAAAAATATTGGGATGGCGAAAAGATCACTACGCCGTTTCTGCGGGAGATAGATTCGGACGAGTATCATAGTGTAAATTATATTTTACAATCCACAACAAGTGATGTATGCCTGGAGCAGGCCTCGAAAGTCCATGCACTCTTGAGCAACATGAAAAGTAGAATTGCATTCGTAATGCACGACTCTGTGGTTGTGGACTTCTCAAAAGAAGAGAAACATAAAATCCCAGAAATAGTAGAGCTGTTTCAGCAGACCAGATTCGGAAAATATATGACTAGTGTGAGATTAGGAAAGAACTTTGGAGACATGAAGGAGATACAGTGGACAAGATAATTTCTCTTGGTGGTGTCGCGACCAGAATAGCAAGAAAGTTTGAGAAATATCCTGAGTATTCTATTTTAAAAATAGATACAGAGGACTCAAAAGAAAAGAATTATCTGCGAATAGAGGTTCGCTCCTCGCCAGAAGAGTATGAGAACGATCCTCCAAAATTTAAGAACTTTTTAAAAAATGTAAAAGGAGAAATCTTATTTGTAGTTTCTGGTGCAAGTATTTGTTCCGGAGCATCTCTTCTAATCTTGGAGTATCTTCACAAGAAGTGCGACATTAATATACTCTATGTTCAGCCTGACGTTTCCCTGTCTAGCAATACAAAGAGATTGCAGGAGCGGACGGTGTTTAATGTGTTGCAACAGTATTCTCGTTCGGGCCTTTTTAAAAAGATGTACTTAGTTTCAAACGAAGAATTAGATCCCCTGGTTCAAGACGCCTCTATATTAAATTACTATGACTCTTTAAATGAGGTGATCGCGTCCTCCTTCCACATGATAAATGTTTTCGACCATTCCGATTCGGTAACAGATACATTTTCAGACCCTCTGGAGGTTTCTCGGATCTGCACGATCGGCCTTTTTAATCCAGAAGACGATTCAGAAAAATCATTTTTTCCGCTTGACATCACCCGGGAAATTAGATATTATTATGGCATCCCTGAAGAAAAACTAGAAAAAGAAGTGACCCTTCACCGAAAGATCGTAGATCAAATGAGAACGCGAGCCCAACAAAATGAAAATAGAAAAGTGAGCTACGGAATATTCTCTACAAACTACGATTATATATGTGGATATGCTTTATATTATTCTTCTGCAATTCAGGGCGACACCCAAAAAAATAGTTGACAAATCACAAAATTTATGGGATACTGTTTATAGCAAGTCGGGAGATTTGCCGACTTGACTTTAGCTAATCGAGCACAACAATAAAGGAAAAAATAATGGCTCTTGATTTAGACCGCATGCGCGCAAAACTTAATAATGTCACCGGCAAGGGTGACGGATCCAGAACTGAGTTCTGGAAGCCCCAAGATGGGGAAAACAACATTCGAATTGTTCCTACTTCTGATGGAGATCCTTTCAAAGAAAAGTACTTTCATTACAATGTGACACACGGAGGCTTTCTTTGTCCAAAAAGAAACTTTGGAGATGACTGCCCAGTCTGTGATTTCGCTACGAAGCTTTGGAACGAGCCCGTAGAGGAAAGCAAGAAGATGGCGAAGGGCCTTTTCGCAAAGCAACGATTTTTCTCTCCGGTTCTTGTCCGAGGGGAAGAAGAGCTGGGTGTACGAGTCTGGGGCTATGGTAAGATGGCATATGAAAAGCTTCTCACTATTGTTCTTGATCCTGACTATGGTGATGTTACCGATCATGAAGATGGCAATGACCTCAAGGTAATGTATGGCAAGCCCCCTGGCGCTTCCTTTCCACGAACCGACATCCGCCCTCGCCCTCGCAAGTCGCGACTGTGTGATGATGCAGTCGGCGGCGATGACCGCTGCGCAGAGTTGCTTGAGTCCGTACCCGACTTTGAAAAGCTCTTCGACCGAAAAACGCCGGAGGACGTCCAGGCTCTTCTGGATACGTTTCTTGACGGAGACAATACAGAAGGGCAAGTTGAACGATACGGAGACAACCAAACAGTCGCCTCCCCAACAGGAACCGATGCCGTGGAAGCAGCTTTTAACGATCTTTTGAATACTTGAGGTATCATAAATGGCAAAGATTGCTAAGATAAAAACTGGCAAGATCTCCATGGAAGAGATGCGTCGGGTTATCAATAAGAAAGCTGGTCGCGACGTTGCACACAGCCTTTCGGGAGAAAATCCCACAGCAGTAAAGGAATGGATTCCAACCGGCTCGCGCTGGTTGGACGCCATCGTCTGCAAGGGAAAGCTAGCAGGCATCCCTGTTGGTAAGATAGTTGAAATAGCCGGCTTGGAAGCAACGGGGAAGTCTTACATGGCTACCCAGATTGCTGCGAATGCACAGAAGATGGGAATCGACGTAGTGTATTTTGACTCGGAGTCTGCAATTGACCCAGGTTTTTTGGAGAAAGCCGGCTGCGACCTTGAAAGGCTCGTATATGTTCAAGCCGAAAGCGTTGAATTCGTATTAGAAACAATAGAAGAACTTCTTGACACTGATAACAAGTGGCTCTTTATCTGGGACTCTCTTGCTTTAACTCCAGCGATCTCCGATGTGGAGGGGGACTTTAATCCTCAGTCTTCAATGGCAGTTAAAGCAAGAATCTTGGCGAAGGGCATGTCTAAACTGACTGTTCCAATTGCCAATAGGCAGGCAACACTATTAGTTCTCAACCAACTTAAAACTAACATCACTCGTTCGCCGTCTGAAGCGATGACCACACCGTGGGTTACTCCGGGCGGTAAAGCAATGCACTACGCCTATTCACTGCGCATTTGGCTGACTGGTAGAAAGGCAAAAGCATCCTTTGTCTTGGATGACAACGGTTTCAGGGTTGGCTCTGAAGTTAAGGTGAGGCTAGAAAAGTCTCGCTTTGGAACGGCGGGCAGACATTGTAATTTCAAGATTTTATGGGGAGACTCAGACTCGATCGGAGTCCAAGACGAAGAGAGTTGGTTCGATGCGATTCAAATCTCCGAAAATTTTAAACAGTCTGGAGCTTGGTTTTCTATTATCCACGAGGATGGAACAGAAGAAAAGTTTCAACGGAAGAAGTGGCTGGAAAAGTTACAAGATGAAAGATTCCGCGAAAGAGTCTTGCAAATAATCGATCAAGATGTTATAATGAAATTCGACAATAGAACAGGAAACGCCTCTGACTATTATGAGAAAGAGGACGAGATCCCACCTGTCAAGGAATAATAATCCTCCCGAATTAGGCCTTGACAAACCTTAACACCCCAGGTATCATTATACCTGGGGTGTTTTTTTAAAGGAGAAAACGTTGTTTACGTTGATACAGTATTTAGATGGACTTAACCCGGTCCCTGGAATTTTGGCAGACTGTATATTCTTTGGCAGCCTGTATTGGGGTTTACGCCGAATCAAAAAACAAAAGGAAAAGAATGAGTAATAAAAGATTGATGGTTGTGGACGCACACAACCAATTTTTGAGGTCCTATATCGTAGACCCCAGTTTATCTAGTGATGGTGCTCCCATCGGGGGCTCCAAGGGTTTTCTAAAGATCCTAAATAAGCTTTCAAGAAACATCCGACCAGACATGATCGTAGTCATTTGGGATGGAGAAGGGGGCTCTCAGAAACGTAGAGCCGTAAACAAAAACTATAAGGCCGGCCGAAAGCCGATTCGCCTCAACCGGTCTTCAAGACATCTAACAGAAGAGCAGGAAAAGGACAACAGAATTTGGCAACAAATGAGAGTGATTGATTATCTAAACCAAACTCCCATAGTTCAATTCATGGAGCCGCATGTCGAGGCCGATGATGTGATTTCTTACGTTGTACAAATGGATAATTTTTCAGACTATCAAAAGGTTATTGTGTCTAGTGACAAAGACTTTATTCAATTGCTAGATGACAAGACTTTATTGTTTAGGCCAACACAGGACGAAATTCTAAACAAAAACAAGGTAGTTGAAAAGTTTGGAATCCATCCCAGGAACTTTGCCCTTGCTAGAGCTATGGCCGGCGACAAGAGCGATAACTTACCGGGCGTTCCGGGGGTCGGTTTAGCAACTGTAGCGAAGCGCTTTGAGTCTTTTGCAGAAGACAGGGATTTCCTCCCAGAGGAGTTGTTTAATACATGTCTGACTCTCATGGAAGAGGAGAATAGATTAAAAGTCTTTGATAGGATTTTTGAAAGCAAAGAACTTATCGAGTCCAATTATAAAATAATGCAACTCTACTCTCCCTCTATTTCTGTTCAGGGAAGGGCTAGAATTAGACAAACTTTTGAGGATTATGAAGCAGAACTCAACAAGACAGGCCTTAGGGCGATGATGCTTCAGGACGGGATCGGCGAGGTGTCTTTGAATTCTTTGTTTGAGAATTTTAATAGGATGGTATCTCCTTTTTAGTTCCATTTTTGGTAGATGCGTGGTAAGATCATAAAAAGTAGGTGGGAATTTTATGAAACAAGAAAAAGAAGACTTCTCTAAGTTTGGGAAGTCCTTCCAAGAGGACCTTTGTCGTCTTATTTTGACAGACAGGCCGTTTGCGGATCAGATCTTTGAGGTTTTGAATATAAACTTCTTAGAACTCAAGCATTTAAGAGTTTTTGTAAAAAGAATAATTGACTATAGAAGTAAGTACGGTATTCATCCCACCGAAAAGATAATGAAGTCCATAATCAGGACTGAGTTACGGAACGAAAACGAATCAACTCAAATCAGCATCAGAGATTATTATGCTAGAGTGTTGGCCTCCTCGGAGAGCCTTGAAGGCTCTGAGTATATAAAGGACGTCGCTCTAGACTTTTGTAGAAAACAAAAGCTCAAGGAGGCTTTAATTAAGTCTGTCGATCTGATTAAGAGATCATCCTTTGACGAGGTTAGCGCACTAATAAACGAGGCGATCAAGCTCGGTAGTGATAACAACTTCGGATACGATTATTTAAAAGACTTCGAACTCAGATTTCAACTGAGGTCACGCAACCCCGTTACTACAGGTTGGGATCAAATAGATGATCTCTGTAAGGGTGGCCTCGGCCGCGGCGAGCTTGGGGTTTGTGTTGCTCCCACGGGCGCTGGCAAGTCTATGGCGCTGGTTCATCTGGGCTCCCATGCACTAAAAGCAGGTAAAAATGTAGTGCACTATACCTTGGAATTAGCAGACACAATTGTCGCAACCAGATATGATAGCTGCTTAACAGGAATTGAGCTAAAAAATATCCCAGCCTTTAAAGAAAAGATCTTCGAGGAAATCCAAACGGTGCAAGGAAAGCTAATAGTTAAGGAGTATCCGACTCGCTCAGCAACTATACAAACTATCAAAAGCCACTTAGATAAAATGAAAACAAGGGGCTTTATTCCCGACTTGATCATAGTGGATTACGGGGATTTAATTAAACCAATTTCTTCAAGAAAAGATGAGAAAAGACATCAGCTAGAGACTATTTATGAGGAGTTACGAGGAATAGCACAGGCTCATGAGTGTCCAGTTTGGACAGCCTCTCAAACCAATCGGTCTGGGCTAAATGCCGAAGTAATTACAATGGAATCTATATCCGAAGCCTTTAATAAATGCTTTGTTGCGGATTTCATCTTTTCTGTTTCGCGAACTATAAAAGACAAGAACACCAACGGTGGTCGTGTGTTTGTGGCCAAGAATCGCATTGGGCCGGATGGATTAGTGTATCCAATTTTCATGGATCCCGGCTGTGTGAAAATAAAGGTATTACCTCCAACCGGCGACACGGTTGATGACATTATAGAGAAGTCAGCCAAGGAGCAGCTTAAGAATTTGAAAGAAAAATATAAAGACTTTAAAAAGGAGAAGAAGTGATGGAGCTATCGAGTAAAATTTTGTCAGACATAACCGTTTATATGAAGTATGCTAGATTCTTTCCAGAAGAGGAAAGAAGAGAAACTTGGGAAGAACTTGTGACGCGAAACATGAATATGCACATTAAGAAGTATCCGAAGTTGGAATTACAAATAAGAAAAGCTTATAAATCGGTTTATGATAAGAAGGTTTTACCTTCGATGAGATCTATGCAATTCGGTGGCAAGCCTATTGAGGTTGCACCAAACCGCATTTTCAACTGTGCTTATATGCCAATAGATGACTGGCGATCTTTTGGCGAAACGATGTTCCTACTTCTTGGCGGCACTGGCGTTGGGTATAGTGTTCAAAGGCACCATGTCGAGAATCTCCCAGAGATCACTCGACCAAACTTCAACAGGACCAGGAGATTTCTTGTTAATGATTCGATTGAGGGCTGGGCAGATGCCGTAAAGG